TACATGGCTTGAACCACTTGTATTTTGCTGCGCTATTTAAGACATTGTAACTTATGCGCAGTTTGGTAGTTTCGTCATACTTGTCATTTGAAGCAATATCGTATAGCGAGTCCATAAGTTTCGCACGGAGAACATGAGGCAGATAGTGCATGTTGATGCCCATGAAGCCACCCTTTACTTTCTTGTATGGGAAGATCATCGGAAATCTGTCAAAGTATGGTAGAGTTTCTTTGTGCTTTGCGTCATAGTAAAACATGTACATATGACCAATCTTGGGCTGCGAGCGGATACGATCCACATCAGCCCTCATAAGTTTTCTCTCATCAATTGTTTTGAACTTTTTGGCAGTGTCGCGATACCAATTTCTTGCTTGTTCTTCCTTTGCGGGAATCTGACCAGCACGAATACCTTTGCTTAAAATTTCGTCAAATATGATTGCCATTTACTTGATTCCCAATTCGTTTTCTGTCATTAACTGAAACTTCCATCCTCTATCCTTACAAAACTCATTCGCTGCTTCCCACTTGGCTTTATTCACGCCCCAAGTTTTGACTTCATTTATGTAACGTCTTGTAGGCTTTTTACCTGATTGAACTACAGGAGGAATTGTTTGATATTTTGGCTTCACTTCGATCAAAATCTTTTCTACTGCATTATCAGTATTTATCTGCTCCACATAGAAGTCTGGAAAGTATCTATGTTTTTTGCCATCTATTGGGCTGCGATACGGTATAATGACTTCCTCTGACGACCAACGAAGAACATTGTCATGATTGTCTAAGTATGACATAAGTTTCAATTCCCATCCCGATCTATAAATGATATTAGTTGGGTCGCCCATATATTTCGATGGGTTCTTTGGTTTAAATTTGCCTTGGTAAGCCATCACATCTCATATAAATAATGTTAACATCATTCTATTTATAAAGAGATATCACATGGCAGGATTAATTAGACCACCAGAAGGCGAAATGGCTAATAGAAGAAGAACTAACACCTATACTCAGTTTTCTTTTCCTAATGATCTAGGCAATCACGCAATGATTTTGAATTTTTCAGCATATGATTATGGAGGAATTGGAGCGCAAGTGAATCAAATTCTAAGCAGTTCAATCGCTCTTCCTATTCCAAACAATTTAGCAGACACTTTCAGTGTACGAGTTCTTTCGACAGAACTCGGTTCAATCGGAAACGCAACAAGAGATATAGTTTCTATGGCTGGTGAAGGCAACTTAACTGCTATGGGTGTATTAGAAACTGCACAATCAGCTTTTGCTGGGCAAGTCGGAAGAAAAGCGGCTGCTTTTATAGATAATGTTTCTGGAACAAATACTGCGAAAGCCATTGAAGTTGCTACTGGTATGGTAGTCAATCCTAGAATTGCGCTTGCGTTTGAAGGCGTCGACCTGAAGTCACACACATTCACTTGGACACTTGCTCCTAGGTCTTCGTCCGAATCGGACAAACTTCGGGGCATTATTCAGCAAATAAAGAAAAGTGCCTTACCTTCGTTCAACAACTCGTTCGGTCAAAAAGTGTTTTTGAACTATCCAAATGTTGTTGACATTTTCTTTCTTGGAACGACAGAAGGGTTCATGTATTACTTCAAACGTGCAATGATCAGTCAGGTTGAAGTCAACTACTCTGGTAGTGGCGCACCAGCTTTTGTAGAGGGTGGCAAGCCTGCTGTTGTGACGCTAACCATATCGCTAACAGAAATTGACATTCACACATCAGAAGATTATGGCGGAGAAAGTACCCCATTTATCTCTGGACCAGGATCGGGGAGATTTTAAATGGCAAAAGAATTTTTTGAAGATTTTCCAATCATCACATACAACAACGAACTGGTTCGCGACATTAGTGTCCGTCTTGACATTCTGGAAAGTATCAAGTCCGATTCGTATGCATTCTTGCCTTACACAGTCAAAGACGGCGAAAGAGCGGAGGATGTTGCATACTATTACTACGGAGATCCTCGACTTGTTTGGCTTGTCTACTTGTCGAACAATATCATTGACCCTTATTTTGAGTGGCCTCTAGGCACTTATGAGTTCGAACAAACATTGGGTAAAACATATGCTGCAAGGGCAAAGGCGCATTCTTCAAGCAACGTTGGTTGGCAAAAAGTTGTAGAATGGACCATGAACACTGCGATAACGTCTAACATCGTTTACTACAGACGCATTAGCGATCCGTCAATCAGAATGAACAAAGATGGTATCGCCTTTGTGAACGATGCTGCGGACTGGGTAGCAGTGAGAGTGTATGATGATGAATTTGAAGCAAACGAATCAAGAAGAAACATCAACCTATTGAATAAAGAATATGTAACAATTGCCGAAAGAAACTTAGCGAGACTTTTGAATGAGTGATAACAATAGTATTGAGCCTGGTGGTTACATCGTAAAGAAATGCGAACTGACAAATTATGATGGTACCAAAAAGATTATTATTGGTGACATGATTACCAACATAGAAATACAAGAAGACATTTCAAAAGTGTCTATTCATGGTTTACTTACAATCGAAGATGCAACAAACATTATCGATTCGTTTCCGCTTCTTGGCGAAGAGCAATTGGTATTAGAGATTGAAGACTTCTTTAAGCAAACGGCAACATATCATTTTCACATTTACGCAGTCGATACGCTTGTGACGAATAATACTGGAACTGCGCAGTTTTATGTCATGAGGATGTTTTCGAAAGATTACATCAAATCGGAATCTGTTGAAATTAGTTTTTCGTATAGAGGCAGAATAAGTGAAATGGTCAAGACTGTTTACGATGAACATTTCATCTCTCGAAAGCCAATAGAAATAGAAGACACTGTTGGTGAGGCTGTTATTGTTGTACCGAACTTGACGCCAATTGAAACTATGATGATGCTGGCTACAAAATCGTTTAGCGATGTTTACAAGTCCAGCAACTTTCTATTCTTCGAGAGAAAAGACAAATATTTCTTCGGCACACATGAGAAGTTATTTGAAGATGGTCAATTGACAGAAAAGAAGTATTACTATTCTTCCGTCAATTCTGAGATTGAAGATAGAGCCGAGCAAATGAATAAAATTCAAAATTTCAGTTTGAACAAGAGGTTCAATCTTATTGAAGAGATGAGAAAAGGCGCTGCTATTAGTCGCGTGATCAAACTGGATTTGGCAACGAAGACTTACGAAAATATCGATTACAAACATTACGAGAGAGTCAAAGACTATAAACATACCGATAGCGTCCAACAAAAATATCACACAACTAAATTTAACGAAGAATTTTTTGGTGATGATAATATCACAAATGAATATCTTGTGTTTCAAGATTCTGCAATACTTGATCAGGCGTATCAACCATACGCGGACATGCTTTCGCAAAGACTTTCGACTGCGTATTACTTAAACAGTATTCTAATGTATGTGGATTTTTACGGCGCAAATAACATGAATGTGGGTGATCTGATTCGACTCGAATTACAAGAATTGTCAAGCGCAAATGATTATGTGAAACCACATAAAACACTTTCTGGACTATATATGGTCGCCAACTTAAAATCTGTATATGACGGAAGCAAATGGAAAATGACAGCTGGTCTTTTAAAAGACGCATTGAAGGGTGAAGGTGCATAATGAGCGATAAAGGATTTAAAGATTTACTTTGGTTTATGGGTGTTGTTGAAGATAACAACGATCCGCAAAAGCTGGGAAGAACCAAGGTGAGATGTTTTGGCTTTCATACAGAAGACAAAACACTTTTGCCAACAGAGGATTTGCCATGGGCTTACGCGATTTCTGGAAACTACAGTTCTGCTATCACAATACCAGAACTCAATTGTTGGGTATGGGGGTTCTTTCTTGACGGCAAATTCGCACAACAGCCCATGTTGACGGGCATGATGATGGGTATGCCAACAAGTCTGCCTTATCCTAGTGAGGGATTTGCTTCTGCGGACGGCATCACAAATCCAGGAGAGACATATCAACCAGATGTGCCACAGTTAGCCCGTGCCGAAAATATACACCTAACGAGTGTTGCGTATAAAAATATCACTGCTTCTTCAGCACAAACAGCAGACGGTAAAGGTATGTCTAGACCACCTTCACCGTACAACGCTTCTTATCCTCATAATTGGGTTCATGAAACAAAGTGTGGACATGTATTTGAAATAGATAGCACACCGAATTCCGAGCGTATCAATTTATATCATGGCACATCTGGTTCGTATATAGAAATGGATAGCTGTGGTAATGTGGTAATAAACAGTGGCGGTAATATGTGTTTGTCTATGGATGCGCACGGTAATGTTCTGATCGAAGGCGATTATAATATTAGCGCCAAGGGGACTATTAATATACTTGCAGAAAATAATATGAATATCCAAGTTGACGGCAATCTCAAAACTACAGTTCACGGCAACTATGAATTGAATGTTGCGGGTCACATGAATACGAATGTGGGAGAAGCGATTCGCACAAGAGGTCTTTCGATGGCACTCGAATCGCAAAACAATTTTGATATTTTCTCTGGAGTAGAAATGCATCTAGGTGGACAGATCATCAGCGCAAAAAGTTCGGGAGAATTGTATCTTAACTCAGCGGACGGTAACGTCCATGTGACAGGCGACACAGTATATGTTAATACTCTTGTAGAAATGGCTAGTGGTGACGCAGAAGGTGGATTGAATGTGAATAGAACTGAATTGCCTGTGCCTCCATCTCCAAAAACACCTATTAAGAAAAATATACCAGAATCAATGTGCTTCGGTGTTGGTGCCGCTGATGATACTGATGAATATGCATAAGAAGGATAAAAACAATGGATGATTGTAATTGCAATTCGTCTACATGTGATTGTTGCGTAAATAAACCAACAACTGTAGAGACAGAAACCACAACCCTATTAACACCAGCTTATTTTAACGACAAGTCCTCTTCACGGTTAACAAATGACGAATTGCTCGCAACTCAAAGTGTTGTTTTGGATGTTGCTGCTACTCTTACTTTATTCAATACAAACATTTTGAATAATGCTGCTTTTGATAAAACAGAATATACTTTTGTTACTGATAGGCTTGCGGAAGGCGCTATTACACAAACAGAATACAGAGAGTTTCTTAACGAATATAACTATACGGTCGACACTGCGACAACAACTGGAACAGCGACAGAGACTATCCGAAATAATCCTAAAAGTCACATACAACAATTCAATGATTTCTTAAAAGAAACAATTGCTGGCGTAGCGGTAAGTTCTTTGTGTAGATTCTTGTCTGATCCATTTAATAAGATCACAAGCGCAATATCTATTTTTTCTGACTTTTTAGGTGGTTTCAAATCATTAAAAGATTTGCTTGCGAGTTTGGAAAATCCTCTTGATGCTCTTTCAGGATTAGCGGCGTCTCTTAAAGCGTTTGCAAATTCGCTTATTAACTCAGTTAAAGATATTGTCAATAGTATCAAAGAAAAAGTTTTAAATGTTGCTAGTAAAATAAATGAAAAACTATCGAACATTGTAGGTATGCAGGGACCGGTCTTGGCAAATCTTAAAAAATGGTTTTCGAAGCAGTTTCTCGCTATTCAAAGCGCACTATCTGATGGCAATATCGCAAACTTGATAAAAAATATTTCAACTAAAATTGCAGAGGCTGTTTTAGGATTTGCCGTGCTAACACTCGAAGCGATTCAGTTTTTATTATTCTTGTTCTGTAAAATGGCAACATCTGTTGAAAATAATTTGATTAGTCTTTTGAATCCTTTAAATAATGCAGCCGATTCAATTTCTCCGACAATCACATCTCTACTTTTTGGTTCATCTCAGAATACTATATCTGCAATTATCGGTGGACGTCCTGTGCCAGAGCCAGGAATTTTAGCTGCTAATGTCCAAAGATACAAAGACAATGTGAATAGCACTGGCGCTACCAGTAGCGGCTTATCACCGAGAATAGATGTTACTTCAAATTATTCAACACATCCTCCTGCAGGATCATGGTCAAATCTAGAATTTTCAACAAAGGTCACAAATAATTCATTTTTTTCCACTGAGCGCGTTATGCCAGATTTTCATAAAACGGAACATATCGTTTTAGGCGAAATCAATGTTACAGATGAAGGTATTCCTGTGGATTATGGTTATTATGCAATGCAATTGCCCGTTTTAGAAAAAATGAATTATGTTGGAAAAGAGATGGGTCTAAAATTGTTTATCAATAGCGCATGTAGACATAAACTATATAACGATTATCTCAAATATGGTGACCGAAAGCGTCCCTTAGGACCGACCGATGCGGGTAAATCTGGTGTAGCGAAACAATCTAATCACATATCAGGACATGCTTTGGATGTTGCTGCTTACGGTACTAACGGACTGACTTCGTCCAGACATCTTGAATTTTTAGAACTGTGTTGGAAAGTTGGTTTTAGAGGATTCGGATACTATCCTAGTCAGAGCTTTCTACATTGCGATGTGCAAAGTGCCAGAGATTGGAATGACGGTAGTCGCCCCTCGGGTTGGGCACCATATCCACATTAACTGTATAAATAAATCGAAAGAGGAATAACATGGCAACTTCTCCACTACAGTCAAGGGTCATCTACAGCGACTTCACGAATGATCTGGACTTTAATCCGATCAGTG